TCAGACCCTCGTAGGGGACTCCACGGACAACTATAAGGGTTGCCCGGGGATTGGCCCTAAGAAGGCTGAAGGGATTCTAGAGGCGCACTGCCACGAGACCAAGCATGACTCCGTGTTTGAGGATGACTTGGCCTGGGCGGACATCGTGGCCGCCTTCGAGAAGAAGGGACTCACCGAGGATGACGCAATCCTCCAAGCACAACTGGCCCGCATTTGCAGGGCCGATGACTACAATTTCAAACTTCAGGAAGTGATTCTGTGGAACCCGTAAAGAACGATAAGACGTGCCTCGATTGTGTACATGGGAAGGTGGACGTGGCCAATGGTGGCGTCCGCTGCACCCAGCATGACAAGCATGTGGTCCAGTGGTTCTCAACCCCGGCAAGCTGCCTCAACTATAAGGACCCGGTGTAATGGAACGAGATTGCAATACGTGCGGCAGCCACGCCCAAGCGAGCGTCCTGGACGACATCCCCGCAGGGTGCTGGACCTGTACCGCATCGGAGACTCGCGGGGGCCCGGTGTTGCCCCAGTGGAAGCCGATTGAGTTCTTCAATCCCGCTCCGACATCCGCAGAGCTTCACCAGTGGGTACTCCAGGCGGAAGCGCAAGAAGCGCAGATGCAGTACGAAGCCCCTCAGCCGCTGACTGATGCCCTCCATCGGCAAATCGGTGGGGCCCACTACAAGGGCCTGAAGATTCAACCGATGGAGTACTCGATTGCCAACGGGCTCAACGCATGTGAGCACACGGCCATCAAGTACATCACCCGGAAGAAGGGTGATAAGGCGAAGCGCTTGGAGGACTTGGACAAGGCAATCCACTCCATCGAGTTGCTGAAGCAGTTCATCGAAGACGGCACTTTGGTGGATTAACTCGATTCCCGCAGATGCTTACTGGCTCGGCTTCTGCGGGATTTAGGGGTCTTAACCCTCACTCTCGCAGTATGCCGAAAAAACTTATATAAGATTATCTTAAGAGAGTCCCGGCATCCATGAACCTTTCCGAACGCATTGGCAACCTCATCACCGCTGAGCTCCTTCAGTGTCTCGATGAGTTGCATCCCCTGTGCCTCCCCGACCCTAAAGATTCCCTAGCGGAACTCTGGATCAAAGTCGGTGAGCGCCGTCTAATCGAAACCCTGCACGCTAAGTACGCAGAGGTGAACGACCCCTCCTGAGGTAATCCCCACCATGTGCAGCGCCCCCAGCGCCCCGAAGCAGCAGACTGTGGCACCCGCCCAGACCCCGGCTCCGATGGCCAACCCAGAGAACACCGCAAGCACCAACACTGCAGGTGGTCAACGGGCTGCCTCAACGGGCCGTAACGCTCTCCGTATCGACCTCGCTACACCCGCAGCATCGGCTGCATCTGGCCTGACGATTCCGAAGTAATGGGTGACGTTACCGCCAGTCTCAAGGCACGGTATGACAAGCTCAGCACTGACCGCCTTACGTTCTTGGAGCGTAGCCGGGACTGTGCGAAGCTGACCATCCCCACCTTACTCCCCCCTGAGGGCTCCACTAGCTCCACCAAGTTCCCCACTCCGTACCAGTCTTTCGGTGCCCGTGCGGTGAACAACTTGGCAGCTAAGCTCCTCCTAGCATTACTCCCCCCGAACTCTCCCTTCTTCCGCCTTGTGGTGGATGATGTGACCATGCAGAAGCTCACTGGCCGCCAAGATATGCGCGCCCAGATTGAGAATGCACTGAGCGGGATGGAGCGGTCAGTCATGACCAACATCGAAACAAGCACTATCCGCACCTCTGCATTCGAGGGTATCAAGCTGCTGCTGGTCACGGGCAACGTGCTGTTCTTCTTGGCCCCCACAGGCGGCATGAAGACCTTCCGGCTGGACCGTTACGTGGTCAAGCGGGACCCTATGGGCAACGTCCTGGAACACATCACGAAAGAGTGTGTGTCCCCGATGGAGCTCCCTGAGGGTATCCGTGAGTCCGTACTGGCGAACAAGAAGGCTGATGACAACGAGGACGTGGTGGATGTCTACACCAGCGTGAAGCGCACCCCGAAGAACTGGGAGGTCTATCAAGAAGCCAATGGCATCGAGATTCCCGGTACGCGTGGCTCGTATCCGCTGGGTAAGTCCCCGTGGATTCCCCTCCGCTTCATCGCAGTCGATGGCGAAGACTATGGCCGCAGCTTTGTGGAAGAGTACCTGGGTGACATCAAGTCCCTCAATGCTCTCCGTAAGGCCATCGTTCAGGGCTCCGCTGCTGCAGCCAAGGTCCTCTTCCTGGTCAAGCCTAACTCCACCACCAAGCTCCGAGTGCTCACTGAGAGCGAATCAGGTGCCGTGAAGGAAGGCAACGCTGAAGATGTGACTGTGCTGCAGATGCAGAAGCAGGCTGACTTCGCTATTGCCAAGCAGACGTGTGACACGATTACCCAAGAGCTTAGCTTTGCCTTCCTCCTGAACACCGCCATCCAGCGTAATGGTGAGCGAGTGACAGCCGAGGAAATCCGATACATGGCTAACGAACTGGAAAGCTCACTGGGCGGTGTCTACTCGACACTGAGCCAAGAGTTCCAGTTGCCCCTCGTACAGCGAGTGATGTTCCAGATGGAGAAGCAGGGGAAGCTCCCTGTGCTGCCTGAAGGAACCGTTAAGCCTGCCATCACAACTGGCATTGAGGCTATCGGACGCGGCAATGACCTCACGAAGCTCCAGCAGTTCATGACCTCCCTTGAGCAACTTGGTCCGCAAGTGGCACCCACCTACGTCAACATGGGTGACCTTATCAAGCGCACCGGGGCATCTCTGGGCATCGACATGAACGGCCTGATTAAGACCGACGAGCAGATTGCAGCAGCAGAGCAACAGGCTCAGATGCAGAACATGCTTCAGACATTGGGACCCAACGCTGTGAACCAGATGGGCGGTCTCGCTAAACAACACATGCAGGGTCAACAAGCGGCCCCCGCACCACAAGGACAGTAACATGGCAGACGCAATTCCCCTCGGCAGTGAACCGCAGGCTCCCGTAGAGCCGCCCCCGAAGAAGGCCAAGGCTCCGGCTAAGGTCCTCGAAGATGGCTTCTCGATTCCTGAAGGCGCAGTTCAGTTGGACTCGCACGAAGCCTACCGGGTGGACAATTAATGGCTGAGAACGCAGCAGCAACCGCAGCCCCGGAAGGCCAACCGGCACCGGGGACCCCCGAGTACGATGCAGCGATGGCCGCGAAGTACGATGCAGCCACGGGCAATGCTCCGCAAGCAGAAGCCCCGCAGCGCCCCGCTCACGTTCCCGAGAAGTTCTGGAACCCTGAGACTGGTGCAGTAGACACCGAAGCGTGGGCGCGCTCGTACACCGAACTGGAACAGAAGCAATCCCAAGGGAAGCCTGCAGAGGCAGCCCCGGTGGAAGCCCCTGCAGCACCGGAAGCGGCAGCCGAAGCTCTGGAATCGAAGGGCCTGAACCTCGCTGACTTCAGCACGGAGTTCGCTCAGGCAGGCAACCTCTCGGAAGCCTCGTACCAGAAGCTCGAAGCCGCTGGCATTCCGAAGCCGGTGGTGGACGCCTACATCGCAGGTCAGCAAGCTCTGGCCACGCAAGTCCGCGCACAGGGTCTCGAAGCTGCAGGCGGTGAGGAACAGTTCAACGCTATGGCAACGTGGGCCAAGAACGGCCTCACGGCTGGTGAGCTCGATGCCTACAACCAAGCGGTCACCACGGGTTCTGTGGATCAAGCCAAGCTGGCTATCTCAGGTCTCCGTGCTCGCTATGAGGCAGCCAATGGCCGCGAACCGCAACTCCTCGGTGGTGGCAATGCCAACGCTGGGAATGCTGGCTATGGCTCCACTGCTGAGATGGTGCGTGATATGTCGGACCCGCGTTACTCGAAGGATGAAGCCTTCCGCAAACAAGTGGAAGCCAAACTCTCACGCACTACGGCCTTCTAACATGCCCTCTCTGGATGCCAATAAGGGCTCCTCGGTGAACGCTTCTGGAACCAAGATTGCTGCTGCTGTTGCACTCGGCAGTGGCAAGTTGGATACCACGAAGGCGGTCAACGATGCCCATACCTTTGTTCCTCATGGGAACCTCAAGATTAACGTCAAGACGGCCATTGCTATGGGCCTCCTGGCGCGCAACGCAAGTGACACATTGGTTGAACTGAACGGCGTTACGGCGCCTACGGTGACTACCAAGTAATACCGCAGCACCCATCTCAAGCAAACAAAGCTAGGAACACTTGGCCTTCCCGAGGGAAGATAACCCTGCACACGTCCACGCCTAAGTCTGCTCTGAAGTGAACCCTCCAAGGCCACCCATTGGCCGCTCTTTCATTTCATTCTGGATTTATCTCAAATGGCAAACGCAACAGTCCTGGCCGGTGGTCAGATTAACGGTGCAGGCGCAACTGATGCCCTGTTCCTCAAGGTCTATGGCGGTGAAGTTCTCACGGCATTCGACCAAAACAACGTGGTCATGCCCCTCCATACGGTTCGTACCATCAGCTCGGGCAAGTCGGCTCAGTTCCCGGCAACGTGGCGCGTCACGGGTGGTTATCACACCCCGGGTACGGAAATCGTTGGTCAGGCTTCGAACCTCGCAGAACGCAACATCATCATTGATGACCTGCTCGTATCGAGCGTGTTCATTGCTGACATCGATGAGGCGAAGTCGCACTTCGATTACCGCAGCACCTACTCGCAGGAAACGGGCCGCTTCTTGGCAGCGAACTGGGACAAGAACGTGATGCAGGTCATGGCCCTCACGGCGCGTCAATCGGCAACGGTTACGGGTGCTGTTGGCGGTACGGTTCTCACCTCGGCAACCACGCTGTACAAGACCTCGGCAACGGACCTCGCTGCTGGTATCTACGCTGCAGTTCAGGCGTTCGATGAGAAGGACATTCCGATTACCTCGGAGCGTAACGCTCTCGTTCGTCCGGCTCAGTACTACCTGCTGGCACAATCGACTGCGCTGGTCAACCGTGACTGGGCAGAAGGCAATGGCAACTACGGCACGGGCAAGCTGCTGAAGATTGGTGGTGCAAACATCATCAAGACGAACCACGTCCCGAGCACGGTTGTCAACACGGGCCCGACCGCGTACCAAGGTGACTTCACGAAGACGGCTGCAATCGTCACGACGAAGGAAGCAGTGGGCACGGTGAAGCTGCTGGACCTCTCGATGCGCATGAGCTACGACGAGCGCCGCTTGGGCACGCTGATTGTGTCCAAGTACGCCGTAGGCCACGGCTGCCTTCGACCTGAGTGTGCCGTCGAACTGGTTACGACCACGTAATTGGTTAAAGCGGCGACGTACCACAGCACCCCTTGCAAGCACTGCGGGGGTACTGAACGCTATGTAAGTGCTCGCACCTGCGTCAACGTTAGGGAACCGGGACATCGTGAGATGACCTACGTTCCACCAGTGGAGACCGAGCGGTGCTGCCGGATTTGCAACGTGACGAAGCCGCTGGATGACTTCAACTTCCGGGGAGATTCCGGGAGGCATCGCACTCAGTGCAGGGAATGCCGTAACGCAGAGGAAGCAGCCAAGCGATACGGGACAACGTTGGAGCACGTAGCAGAACTCTCCGCTCAGCAGGGCGGGGTTTGCGCTATATGCAAATCGCCGGGTCCCAATCACGCTTCATTTACTCGCTTAGTTATCGATCATTGCCACACGACCAGTAAGGTACGTGGCCTTCTCTGTCACAACTGCAACACCGCTGTAGGGCACCTAAAGGACTCCGCTGATTTAGCGATCAAGACCGCCGTGTACCTTCAGCAAACCATGTAACACCTTAGGGGGATTCGCTTAATTGCGGGTCCCCCTTTTTTCGTTTACCAATCAAGGGATTCCCCAATGGCCTCCGCATTAATGACGGAACTCGAAGCAGTCAACATGTGTTTGGCTGCCATCGGAGAGTCTCCGGTCAACACCCTCTCGAATACCGGCCTCGCTGATGTAGCCAGTGCCCGCGCCAAGCTCCTCGAATTCAGCCGCACAGTCCAATCCACGGGCTGGGCCTTCAACACCGAAGAACAGTACCCGCTCACTCGGGCATCTGATAGCACCATCACGGCCCCCACGAACGCCCTCAAGGTCTCCTTAGACCGCAACGTAACTAGCGCACAGGTGGCCCTCCGAGGCCAGAAGCTCTACGACAAGGCGTCGCATACCTACATCTTCACACAGGACCTCAAGGCCACCGTGGTCTTCTTCCTGGACTGGGATGAGCTCCCGCAGACTGCCCGCCAGTACATCGCTATCTGCGCCTCCCGGTCCTTCCAGGGGAACAACCTGAGTTCCGATACGCTGGACAGGCTGACCGAGGACGACGAAGTGAAAGCTCTCATCGCTCTCAAGGACGCTGAAGGGGACGATGGCCAGTACAACATGTTCACCGATAGCTACAGCGTAGCCAACGCGTGGATGCGCCCCGGTTCCGGTGAAGTGTTCTAAATGACCCTCATCAACAAGAGCATCCCCAGCCTGTTCAATGGAGTCAGCCAGCAGCCCGCTACTCTGCGCCACGACACCCAGGCTGAACTTAGCGAGAACGCATACCCCACGATTGCCACTGGTCTCCGTAAGCGGCCCCCGCTGACCTACTTGGCTCTCCTCTCCCGGGACACCATCACCAACGCAGCGGTCCACATCATCAACCGTTCGGTCACTGAGCGGTACGCGGTGTTCGTCCGTAGCGGTGTCCTGCAAGTCTTCAGTCTCATCGATGGCACCCCACGGACTGTCACGTACCCAGCGGGCCTCGGCTACCTCACCTCAGCGAGCCCCTCTACGGACTTCAGCTTTGTCACCGTGGCGGACTACACCTTCATCCTGAACAAGAACACGAAGGTGGCCCAGCAATCCACCAGCGCTTCCAACGCAGCCAACGTGGCCTACTTCGCCATCGTTCTGTCAGAGCCGAGCATCCTCTACTCGGTGAGCGTAGATGGGCACTCGGTCACCTATGGGACCCCATCGACCTCCGATAGCACCACCGTGATTGCTTCCAATCTGGCATCCCAACTGGCTACGGCTCTGGGTGCCGGGTACTCGGTGTTCGTGCTCCCGAACTCCTCCATCATCAAGGCGCAGCGGCTGGACGGTGCAGCACTCACGCAGGCTAGTTGCTCGGATGGGTACGCCAATACGGCCACCCTGAACATGACCAAGGCTGTGAGTTCCTACAGCAAGCTGCCTCCGACCTTCGAGCCCGGGTACACCATCGAAATCACTGGTGACCCCACAGGTGGAACTAGCACCTACTACGTAGCCTGGAACGGGAACTCATGGGTGGAGACCGTGAAGCCAGGACTGAAGAACACCATCGACCCCGGCACGATGCC